GCCTCGATAGCCAGCACCGCCGCTCCGGCCCACCAGGCTGACACGGACTGAACGTCCGCCGCCCAGACTCCCAGTGCAGCCAGCGCTCCCACGACAAGCCCCTTGGTCAAAGTCAGTTTCCAGTTGAGTCCCATCTTGCGTTCCTCCGTTCGAGCCTACAGATAGGCCCTCTTCAGAGCCGCCTCGCCTCCCAGACCTCGAGAGACCGAGACGGCGATCACATCCAGATAAGTCACACCGTCGGCTGACAGTTGATCTCCGACAGCCAACGGCTCATCCGGCCCGAGAGTCACGGTAACCTCCGAGATCACCTGCTCTCCCTCGGCATTGCGCACCAGGCGGCGCTTCTCAAGCCAGCGGCCTTTCGTCTGCGCGGCTGCTCCGAAGGTCGGTTGTCCGTAGCCGTCAACGCCAGTCCTCGGCTTGCGCCATACATCCTGGGCCAGGTAGTCGTTGATCACGTCGCGCTCCCTGGCGACCACTCGCCGTCAGGGTGATCTGAAGTGGCGAGCACTCCGCCCTTGTCGATGAAGGGAGCGAGCAACGCCCTCGCCTCAGCGCTCTCCAGCGGATGGCCCGCGGTTGATGCGCCATACGATTCACTCAGCCCGTCCACCGAGAAGGAGGTCACGCCCGCCGCTTGCAGAGCGCGGCGGCGCTCCTGCTCTGCGCCTCTCGCCAGCAGGGCAAGCGCCTCCTCGCACTGAGCGTCCTTCACGCGCTTCGGGATGGCGTAGTTGCTATCGTTATCCTTGTCCCGCTGGCGCGGGAAGGAGAGCGCCTGATCGGAGTTGGAAGGAGCGAGCGGATCATAGGGCCGGCCCATCGCGTCCGGCAGCTCGCCGGGATAGCCATAGGGCCGTCTGTGAACCCGGATGCGGCAAGCCTCGATGTGATGACATGCCGTCAGCAGCGCTTTCTCCTTGTCGCCCTCACTCGCGCCTGTCCAGGCGTCGGCGCGCAGCCGGTTGGCGAAGTAGACGTTCGCTTCCGTCAGAGTCACGTAGGAGTTGCTGTTCTCGCCTCCTACTGTCGCCTCGATGGCCACCCGCTACTCCTCGACTTCCTCCACCAGGCCGGCTGCGCAGAAGAGCAGGTGGATCGCGTGCGGAGCGGCGAACGGCTTGGGCGTCGGCGGCACGACCAGGATGTGCTCGCCGTAGCGCCACCGCACCTCCTCACCCGTCTTGCTGCGTAGGTTCACTGTTATGCCAGAGTTCGTGATCTTCTCCAGCGCCTCGGTGCGCGCGGGCTCCGACAGCGCCAGGAGCGCCGTAAGCTTCCCTGGCTTCGCGGATGCCGGAGCAGGCGCAGGGCCAGTCAGGCCGGCATCAGCCAGATCCACTGCCCCTCCACCGCCTGGTGGCAAGCTGGACTCGGTCGGGGCATCTCCCTCAACCGACAAGCCACTCGTTTCCTTTCGCATCTTGACCTCCCACAGTTACTCCGGGGCCGGGCTGAGCCGGCCCCGGTCGTTCACTTACCGATCGCCAGCCACTCCACGTCCACAGCAACGGTGGCAGCGATCAGCGTGCAGTCGTTCGCCGCCGTGTGCTTCCAGCAGTAGAGGTTGATCTGGCCGGCGGCCGCGCCCAGTCCCCAGGTCGCCAGGGCGACCTCAAGGCCTGGAGCGGTTGATCGCTTGATCGAGACCAGCACGTCCTCCACCTGGGAAAGCCCGGTGGCAATGTTGGTGGCTGACCCGGTGACCGAGGTCACCCCGCGGGCGATCTTGCGCCCGTCCCGACAGTCAGAGATGATCCGCGCTACGCTTGCCATCGCTCATCCCCTTACTGCGCCAGGTCTTGCAGCGAACCCATGCGATAGGGGTTGCGGCAGACCAGCTGGCTGTAATGAGTGACCCAGATCACGTCGGAGTCCTTGGTCTTCGCCATGGGCTTGGCCTCGAAGTCCTTGAGCACGACGTACTCCAGGAGCTCCTTGTCCACGAAGTCCATGCGTGTCTGCGGGTAGCCGGGCACCTTGATCACCGGGACACCCTCGAAGTCGAGCGCCTGGTAACCTCCAGTCAGACTGGTGGGATTCTGCTGGCGCCGCTCCGCCCTCAGCAGATCGCCGTAGCGATACCACTGAGTGGAGCCACAGTAGATCTCCGTCACCCGACCGCCTCGCGCCTCGACCGCGGACTTGACGGTGCGTATTAGTTCCTCGGTGAGGTTGCGCGGGGTTCCGCCGTTGGCGCTGACGTAGGACTTCCACCAGGTGTAAGTCCCACGGTCAAGGCCGGCGTAGGTGCCGGTGTCGGCGATCGCTGCGAACAGCCCGGTGACATCCTTGCCGGAGTTGCCGGTGCCGTCTGACATCAACTGGGTGTTGATGTTGCCCCGCATATCCGACAGACCCAGGTCGAGTTCGGTGCGCAGCGCGGGGACGATCATCCCGCCCGCATCGCCGACTGCCTGCGCCAGGCCGGAGACCTCCACCTCGACCTTGTTGAGCTTCCAGCCGAGGAAGGCTTTCTTGAAGCCCTGGTTTCCTGCCCCCGCGCCGGTGTCAGTCTCCGCGTAGGAGCCGGCGGAGGTGTTCCCGCCATAGCGCACCGGCCAGCGGACTCCCTCGCCCGCGCCCTGCTTCTGCTGGATGCGGGTGAGCAGGAAAGTGTTGGTGAACAGGGCCTCCACCCACGGCCCCTTGTATAGCTGGACGATCAGTTCGGCCAGCGTGGTTGTGGTCGCAGCCATTTCTCACTCCTTCTTTAGCCCGCCATAGCGTTGGCGACGGCGGGTGTGCCGGGTCAGGTCACGCCGGTGCGCAGTGCTTGCTCCAGGCGATCTCCAGCCTCGGCGAGATTCTTGGGGGGCGGCGGGCTCTGTTCAGCCGGGTTGCTTGCCGCCCCCACGCTTTGCGGTTTCGGTTGCTGTTGTGGCTGGGAGACCAGGTAGGGCTTCTCTTTGACCAGCGTCTCGACGACCTCGTCGATCCCTGAGACCTTGCCCTCATCATCCACCTGCACCGCGCCGAAGGGGGGCAGTGACCTGGCGATGATGAAGGCGACATCGGGATCGACGACGCCCTTGGACTGGGCCGCGAGCAGGAAGCGAGCGCGGACGGCGTCGTCCTTACGGCCGGATGCCTCTTTCTCCCGCGCCTGGCGCTCCTTCTCGTAGAGCTCCTTGAAGCGCTCCTGCTCCTCCAGAGCCTTACGCTCTGCCTCTTCCTGCGCCGCAGCGATCTCGGCCAGCCGCCGCTCGGCGCCCTTGGCGCGGGCAGTCAACTGGGCGATGCGATCCCGCACCGCGCCAGTGAAGGTCTCGTCGCTCAACTCCAGGGTGCCGTCCTTGACCAGGCGGTCAATCTGCTCCTGGCTCAGCTTCACCTGGATGCCCTTCGCCTGTGTCGCCGGCGTTTGCGATTGAGCTTGCCCGCCCTCAGTCTGGCGGGTCTGGGCACCCTCGGCTTGCTGTCCCTGGGCTGGTTGCTGTCCGCCTGTGCTGGACTGGCCTGTCTGCGCGGCGGCCTGGCCCGCTTGCCCGGCGCTTGCCGACTGAGCGGCGTTAGCGCCCTGGGCGGCCTGCCCTGAGCCGGCCGGCTGGGCGTCGGCCTGACCCTGGCTGCCAGTTCCCTGCTGTCCCTGCTGGTTCTCGGTTCCTTCGCTCATGGTCTCCCTCCGGTTTTACGCCCCGCGGCGGGTCTGCCGGATATCGCTCCGGCGGGCGGTTATGTCAGAGCCGCTAGTCAGCGCTCATGCCCTCCGGCGGCTCTTCATCCATTGCGCCATAGTGCTTGTGGACGTGCGCCAGCGCGGCCACCCGCGCCGAGCGAGGCCACTTCACCCCGCCCCGCGCGCCGGACAGCGCGGCGGCCAGCGCATGCACGCCGTTGCGATTCACCACCAGAGCGTCACCCTGGAGTTCGTGGTGCGGCCCGCCCCACTCGCTGCGGTTCTCAAGGTCGGGCACGTATGCGAAGGCCTCCCGGATCACGGCCGCGTCGCCGTTCTCAGCAAGCCGCCGCGCCAGGGCTGCCTTGTCCACGTCGCCCCACGCCTTGTCCGAAACCGTCGAGTTGTCAATCCGAATCGGCATCGTGTGCCGCCTCCTGCAAAAGAAAAGGCGGGCACCTCTGACGGTCATGCCCGAAAGCACGAACATCAGAAGTGCCCGCCGGATCTGCGCGATGATGGCAGGCGCTATTCGGTTTTCGCCTTCGCCGCCCGCTTCGCGGGCCGCTCAGGCTGACTCTATTCTACCGGACCCGGGCCAGATGTCAATACCCTTTCCACGGCCGGTGTCCCCGGCGCGGCGGTCGGCCCGACCCTGGCGGGCGCCTTGCTGTCCGGCCTGCCCGCCATCGGGCTGGCGGGCCTGACCTGACCCGAAGGGCTTGTCAATCCTCGCCGGCGCCCTCCGCCATCACAAGCATCTCCTCCATGCGCATGAGCTGGGCGCGCTCCAGGCCGCCTCGGGCTCGCCGGAGATAGCGCTGGAGGGTCCGCCGGGCCTCCGGCGTCCCAGCGGCCCGCAGAATCGCGGCGCTCGCCTCTTCCATGAAGCCGGGCCGGATGCGGTGCCCTTTCCTCCTTCCACGCAGTAGTTCGTCGATGAAATCGGACATGCTTACGGCCTCGCTTGCTGTAGTGCCAGGGCCTCTTCAGCGAAATTCACCACCACGTTGTGGTCTGGCGAGTGGCCTACGATGGCTTCTATCTCCACTGCCGTTCTCACCCCATGCTTCGTCTTTCCGTAGTAACTCTCCATGCGCTGCGATAGCTCCCAGAGCCGTTGGTCGCGAGGGGTGCGGTAGGCCAAGTCCAGGTAGAGCTTCGGGTCAATCCCGCGCATCGGCTCAGACATGGAGCGCCCGGCATAAGGCCCGCCGAGAGCCTTGGCCAGGGCCTGCTGATAATCGCTATAGCTTGCCATCCCGGCAAAGTCGCGCTTGTCCAGGCCGGAGGGAAACCCCATGATGCGCTCGAAGAGCTTCGGCGCCGTCTCGTCGGCCCCCGCGGCGGTAAGGCCTTCCTCTATCCACCTCTGCGCCGCCGTCGCGTACTCGTGGGTCTTGATTGCCCCGTCCATCCCCATAGCATGGGTTGCCTCATGCACCAGGGTGTTGAAGGAAGAGGTCATTTCCATCTTCTGGTTCCGGGAAAGCTTTGCCCAGGAAGCTGCATCGTGCTTCAACATCGCATCCAGGCGATTCCTCGCCTCCGAGCCGATGCTGATGGCGCAGTCCCAGTCCTTGTGCCCGCCGAAGGCGCCTCGACCGGTGCGCAAGTCTCCATTCCATCCATGCTTCGCGCCCACCATCTCAGCCAGC